AACAAGATAAGTATGTACATAAAGGTATTTCAGCTCGAAAGTTTAAGAAGTCATTCAGACTGTCCGAATATACGGAAGTAACTGGAGCAGAACTGAAGGATGGCATACTGTCCGTTGGATTGGAGGTAGTCCTTCCTGAAGAGAAGCGTCCCCAAATGATCTCAATTAATAGTCATAAGGGGAAAACTGATGACAGCACTAGCACTAAGAGGCTATTCTCTCGTACGTAACGGATTCATTGCTGCATTCGCATCATGGATCATTGGTCACCTAAACGCAGTTGGTAGAGCGATTCAAGTTTCTAGACAAATAGAAGTGAATCAACGTCTCGCACATCATCTACGTCACGAATATCCACATGAGGATTATGCAGGTATTCTTGCTATCCTTAATGATAAGACATTAAAGGAGTACTACAAGTGATTGCAGCACTCAAAAAAATGTTAAAGATCGATATGGCAAAGGACGCACCTTTACTTAAATATCGTGAATCACAATATACTCTTGCAGAACTCGAGCGTCGCTTGAATGCAGAGATTAATGGATACGGGACAAGATACTAATGTGGCCATATACTGAAGAAGAGAACGATCAACTATCGTAATATAAATAGAAAGGAGCGAGGTTTACTTGCTCCTTTTTTACGGAGGTAGTATGATAGGAGAACCAAGATACTGTAAAAAATGTGGACATCGCTGCCACTGTCTTACTACAGAATGCAATGAATGTCATAATGATGTTTGTTACGGTTGTGACTGTGATTTACCAATTAGAGATTTACCTGATTCATTTACAAAGGAGAACACATAATGGGACCGAACGCATTTAAAAGAATGCCTATAAAAAATAAACAAGAAAAATATATTGATATGCGTATCAAACAATTAATGGACGATATGAATAAAGCAAGTGATGAATATGATAAGCAGTGGTATAATAGAATTATACAAGAACTAACTTGGGCACAAGACATGGGCAGAACAAACCCAAAAACAAATTGTTATATGGAAAAAACTCATGTAGGTGCCATTGGAGGAAAAGAAGTATGGACTTAGGAAAATTAAGAGCGGACTTAGAGTTAGATGAAGGAATAAAGTATGAAATATATTTGGATCACCTTGGTCTCCCTACTTTTGGCATCGGTCATCTGGTCAGAGATGAGGATCCAGAGTATGGAGAGGACGTTGGCACTCCAGTCTCTGAAGATAGAGTGGCTTCAGCGTTCGAACAGGATATACAAATCACAATTGAAGACTGCGAAAAACTCTATCCCGATTTTTACGAATTGCCAGAGGAAGCCCAGCTCATTATCGCAAATATGTGCTTCAATCTTGGGTACCCTCGACTCTCTGCATTTAAAGGAATGAAGCGTGGAGTTGATGCTCGTGATTGGAATGCTGCAGCAGATGAAATGGTAGATTCTCGTTGGTATCGTCAAGTTACTAATCGTGCAGATCGACTCGTAGAAAGAATGAGAGCTATTGCATAAAAAAGAGTGTACAATCCATTGAAACTAGTGTATAATATATCATGTTATTGGAGGTTGTATGTCTTTTTATACCAATGTCGATCGTCACGGCAACAAAATACTTTATCGCGGATATAATCACCAAGGTGTTCCGCAGACTTTAGAATATAAACTTGGTCTCGATAGAGGTAACGACTATCGACCAGTCCTCTATGTACCAGCAAAAGGTAAGACGGATTGGCAGGCTCTTGATGGCAATTACGTAGAGCCTGTGTATTTTCACAACTATAGTGAAATGAAAGACTTCATTAAGAAGTATGAGAATGTTGATAGCTTTAAGTGGTATGGTCAAGACAGAATTATCTGGCAATTCATTCAGAAAAAATTTCCCAAAGAAGTAGAATTCAATTCATCACTTGTCAATACTGTCTTCATGGATATCGAAGTTCATTCAGAAGATGGTTTCCCTGAACCTGACGATGCTCAATGGCCAGTAACTGCTATTGCTCTTAAGTCTTCGAAAGAAGGTGTGTATCGCGTATGGGGTTGTGGTGAGTATGATAAAGAAAAATCACCACATACTCATCTCAATATTCGATACATTCGCTGTGAAGATGAATACGCCTTGCTTGAATCATTCATGGGATATTGGACATCAGTCTATCCTGAAGTCATCACAGGTTGGAATGTACGCGGCTTTGATATTCCATATCTTGTAAATCGTATGAAGATTCTGTTTGGTGAACATATTGCTCGTATGCTTTCACCATGGCATAAACAATTCAGAGACTGGGCCATTCGTCAAAAGTCTGTTGCATTCAAAATGAAGACTATGAATACCTATCAAATTGCAGGTATATCACAGCTTGATTATATGGATCTCTTTCAAAAGTTTGGTTATAGTTACGGTCCTCAAGAATCTTATTCACTCAATCATATCTCACATGTTGTGCTTGGTGAATCGAAGATGTCATACGAAGAACATGGCAGCTTACGTAATCTTTATAATGAAGACTATCAATTGTACATCGACTATAATATTAAAGATGTCGAACTCGTAGAAAAACTCGACACTAAACTTGATCTTTTGAATCTTGTCTTTACAATGGCTTACAAAGCTGGTGTAAATTATGGTGATACATTTGGCACTACAGCGATATGGGATTCTATTGTGTATCGCGAACTGTCAAAAAGAAAAGTTGTAATTCCTGGTCCGCCTGATCGTCGTGAACGCGAAGGTGCATTTACTAAGTTCGAAGGTGGTTATGTAAAAGAGCCACAGGTTGGTGCACACGACTGGGTAGTTTCCTTTGATTTGAATTCTTTGTATCCTAACATTATTGCACAATGGAATATGTCGCCTGAAACTATTGTAATGAATGGTGATAATCTTTCTCGTTCTGCAAAAACTGGAGTATCATTCAATAATAATCGTGAAGGTGTATTCCCTATGCTTGTCAAGCAGTACTACGATGATCGTAAGTCTGCTAAGAAAGAAATGATTGAATGGCAAAAGAAACAACAAAGAGAAGGTACAAGCACTGAGATCGAAAAGCAAATTGCTTCACTCAATAATAAACAAATGGCTATTAAGATCTTGATGAACTCTTTGTTCGGTGCTATGGGTAATAAATGGTTTCGCTATTTTGATCTGCGAGTTGCAGAAGGTATTACTCTTACTGGTCAGCACGTGATTAAGACATGCGAAAAAGCAGTGAACGATGAGATGAATAAGCTACTCGGAACAGAAAGCGATTATGTGATTGCAATCGATACAGATTCAATCTATGTTAACTTCTCTAAATTTGTACAGAAGTTTCAACCAAAAGAACCTGTAAAATTTCTTGATGAGTCGTGTCAAAAACATTTTCAGAAAATCCTTGACAATGCCATGGAAAAACTCTTCAAAGATATGAATTGCTTTGAGAATCGAATGGTCATGGAACGTGAGGTAATTGCTGATCGTGGTATATGGACTGCAAAGAAAAGATATATTCTCAATGTACATAACTCTGAGGGTGTACAGTACGAAGAACCAAAACTTAAGATTATGGGTATTGAAGCTATCAAATCTTCTACACCTACGGTATGCCGTGAGAAGTTCAAAGAGATATTCAAAGTCATTATCTCTGGCACAGAAGCCGACGTACAGCAATATATCTTAAAATTCAAACAAGAATTTAAACAGCTTCCCGCAGAAGAAGTTGCATTTCCTCGCGGTGTTACAAATCTTACAGAATGGCAAGATAAGAAACTAGTGTATAAGAAAGGCACTCCTATACATGTTCGTGGTGCCATACTATATAACAATATTCTAAAGCAAAGTAAACTTTCAAACAAGTACGAATCAATTGGTAATGGTGATAAGATTAAGTTTCTCTATCTAAGATTGCCAAACCATCTTAAAGAGAATGTTGTGTCTTTTCCAGTCGTGGGTCTACCACGAGAATTCAAATTAGATCAATATATTGATTATGACAAACAATTCGAGAAAACATTCCTTGATCCACTTCAATTGATTCTCAATGCGGTCGGTTGGAATGCAGAAGAGCAAGCAACACTGGAAGCTTTCTTTGGATAAAGTTGTTTACTTTTACGGTTACATGTGTTATAATTATACAAAATGGAGATATAAATGTCAGAAAATTGGGTACAAGATATTAATGATATGCACCGCAAATTTGGTGTGCACAAATGGGTATCAGAACAGCTCGTAGCTGGCGACAAAGAAAAGCTACAAGAGTTCCTCGAATTTCGTCTAAGATTTTTGCAAGAAGAACTCGACGAAACTCGAGCAGCTGTAATCATGGATAAAAATCCTGAAGAGATCGTCGACGGTCTTATTGATCTATGCGTTGTCGCAATTGGTACTCTTGACGCATTTGGAATTGATGCGTATAAAGCATGGGATGAGGTACATAATGCAAACATGTCTAAAGAGCCAGGAATCAAAGAGTCACGTCCTAACCCGCTCGGGTTACCAGACCTCATCAAACCTGAAGGTTGGAAAGGTCCAGAGCACCGTGGAAACTATGGATATCTCACTCACAGTCTTTAATTCAATATTTGATAACAAGACTGATAAAGGCCTTGAGCTTGATAGCTTTGATGCTTTCGAGAAGTTCCTCTATAAACTATCTCAAATTAATAAAGCATCAAAGAAAGATGCCGTACTCATATCTCCAGCAACTTACCAGCCTGGTACCACTCGAGCAAACGCAAATGTTATCGATTGGGCAGGCTGGTGTTGCGTAGATGTTGATGAGTATACTCCTACAGGAGATTTACAAGATGATTTATCTAATCGGTTTTCTAGTTACAGGTTCGTTTGTTATAGCACTGCTAGCAGTACATTGGATACACCTAAGTTCAGAATGGTGTTCCCTTTGCGAAGACGAGTTGGAAGTGAGGAAATCAGACATTTCTGGCATTCTCTTAACACCGAACTCGGAGAACTCGGTGACGCTCAAACTAAAGACTTATCACGCATGTACTATATCCCTGCGCAATATTCTGGCGCTCACAACTTTATTTTCAGTCATGATGGCGACCCACTTGATCCTAACGATCTTATGAGGAAACATCCCTATGCCGAAAAAGCCAACCTCAACAACTTCTTCGACAGACTCCCAGAAGAACTCCAACAACAAGTTATCGAACACAGAAAAGGGAAAATGGATAACTCTAACATATCTTGGACGTCCTATAGGGACTGTCCCTTTTTTCCTAGAAAACTCGAAGCAGAATACAGACTCATCAATAGTACCGGATGGTATCACAAAATGTACCAAATAATGGTTGCCATTGCTGGTAACGCAATTAAAAGGCAGTATCCTATTACTGCAAATGAAATCTCAAAACTATGTCGTGAACTTGATGTGGAAACAGGTAATTGGTACAAGAATCGTCCACTTGATAAAGAAGCAGATCGCGCACTCGAATATGTTTACAAAAACATGTAATTGTGTTATAATATACTTGGAGGTAAAAAATGAAAGAGTCAATTAAAGTACTACAAGAATGTGCCGAACTACAGGCCAAAAAGTCTGAAGACTATCAGAACGAAGGTTCAAATGTTCTGCAAGCCATGCACTATCGTCGTGGCGTAGATAGCATTCACGATATCATTCAAGGTAAATGTTATCGTGCTCAATCACTACTTGAATCTGGTAGTGATCCAAACCATGAATCGCTTGAAGATACCTATAAAGATATTATTAACTATTGTTCTTTTGCAGTATCATTCATGCGTGGTAAAATGGAAGGTCAACTTCCGGATCGTGATATGTATAATCGTAAGGTGACAAGAAATGAAGATCGGGATAACGGCGTCGACGTTTGATCTCTTACATGCAGGTCATATTGCCATGCTACGAGAAGCAAAGGCACAATGTGACTATCTTATATGTGCATTACAAGTAGATCCTACACTTGATAGAAAAGAAAAGAACGCACCAGTACAGAGCATTGTCGAAAGACAAGCTCAACTTGCTGCTGTAAAATATGTTGATGAGGTACTTATTTATTGTACAGAAGCTGATCTTCTTGATATAATAAACATGTACCCAATTAATGTCAGGATTCTTGGTGAAGAATATCGTCAGAAAGATTTTACCGGTAAAGATGAATGTCGTAACAGAGGTATTGAACTATATTTCAATAAGAGAGACCACAGATTCTCGTCTACAGATCTAAGAGAAAGAGTAGCAAATGCAAACCGTAAGTGATATTAGAGAACATTTCATTGGAGAATTGAATGACAAAGCCTTCACCACCGACAAAACTGGACAAAAGACAATCGAACTTATTGGCGCTTCATTTCTTGCAACGGAACCCGCAATTTTCGGAGAACCCAGTGCAGAATACATTGAGCGAGAAATTAATTGGTATCTTTCTGGTTCTACTAACATTCGTGATATTTATGGTAGGAACGTTGTTCCTCCTTCGGCATGGGAGTTCGCTGCTGACAATCATGGGAACATAAATTCTAATTACGGCCATCTGATTTTCAGTGATATATATTATAGACAGTACGATAACGTACTTACAGAATTACTTGAGAATCCGGACTCTCGTAGAGCATCAATGATTTATCAAAGGCCGTCTATATGGACAGAATATAATTCTAATGGTAAAAGCGATTTCATATGTACTAATGCTGTCACTTATTATATTCGCAATGATGAACTACAGTCAGTGGTCCAAATGCGTTCAAACGATGTCGTGTACGGATACAAAAATGATTATGCTTGGCAGCAGTATGTTTTAGAAACTCTTGCTAGAGATCTTGGTATTGAACCAGGATTTATTACATGGCAAGTACAAAATCTTCACGTTTACGAAAGGCACTTTCACCTTGTCAAGTAAATGGGATCTTAGGTATCTTAGTTTGGCCGAGAACGTGGCTTCTTGGTCGAAAGACCCTTCAACCAAAATTGGAGCAATTGCAGTTGGATCTAAAGGACAAGTGTTGTCTCAAGGATACAACGGATTTCCTCGTGGGATTGAAGACAATATATCACATTATGAAGATCGTGAGACTAAATATAAGTATGTCGTTCATGCAGAAATGAATGTCATATATAACGCTACGTATAATGGAGTGTCTTTAGATGGTGCAACACTATATGTAACAGGGTTGCCAGTCTGTAGTGACTGCGCAAAAGGTGTAATACAAGTCGGCATCAAGAGAGTCGTAATGAAAGAACAAGAGATTCCATTAAAATGGATAGAATCTTGGAAGGTAACGGCTGGGATGTTTGATCAAGCAATGATAGATTGGGAGTTTATCAATGTCCGCAACTCAAGATTGGATTAAAGAACAATACGAACTCGAGCTTAAAATCGTAGGTGAAAACGTGGAATATACGAACATGCGATTAAGCAAAGAAGTTGAAGATCTCAAAGAAAGATTGAAAAAGGTTGAAACGGATATGGCATATACACAGAAAATAAGATTTGCTCAAAGTCCTGAAGAGCAACGCATATATGATTTAAGGCAAACAGACTAATGAAAGTAATTGTGGTAGGCTTAGCACCTGGAAGTTCTAAGATAAAATTCAGATCTAAGTCTGCCACAATTAAACGTCTAGACAAGTGGCTGGGTGCATGTGATGTATATCTATATAGCTTTGTCAATTTACGTACACCAGGTTTAAGGTTTGCTAATGGCAGTGATATTGATGAAACATTATTAAAGAATTGTCTAGACGGTTATAATAAAGTTATAACTCTAGGTGCAGAAGTATCACAATATTTCAAGAAAAACAACATCCCACACTTCGCTGCTCCTCATCCTAGTCCTTTGAATAGAAACTTTAATGATAAATCATATGAACCAGCTGTAATTAACAGTTTACATTCGTATCTAAATGTTGTATAATATACAAAATAGCGGAGTATTATATTATGAAAATCTTGATAACTGGGATGAACAAACAGCAATGTACTGAGAACTTCTACAAAACTTCTCAATTAAAAGTAATGCCATCCCATCTCTCTTTGATAGCATGTCTACGAGATATGGGTCATACTGTAGAACAGCGTATCGTTACAATCGGTGAAGATCTATCAGAATACGATCGTATCATTTGCTACATTCATAATCCATCTGGTTTTGCTGGATTTGTTTACAATGGTTTGTGGCTCATTAATGAATATCCGGATTGTATTCTTGCTTTCGATGATTGGCAGACAGATAGTATCTACAAAGGTCTGACAGCTCTCGAAGATCCTGAGAAACTCTTCAGACCATATGTCAAAGACGGTCATAAACATGTACCAGATAATATTGAAGATTACAAAAAGCAATTACTGAATGGTATTGAGATTGTAAAATCAAAGAAAAACAAAATGCTGATTAGTGCTTTTGCCGGTGGTAATCTCAGTTTGTTAATTGACTATCCAAAAGAACTGATGTTCTCTTTCAATCCAAATCCATATCACATCAATCTTTCCTCTAATTTCAATCCGCTCTTTGAGGAAAAGCAAAAGGTATTTAACTTTGCTGGTCTGATTCAAGACAAGACAAAGAAGTGGTTGAAAGCACAGAACATTGGTGATTGGCCACTTAAGAAATATGGTTCACGTAAAGACGGTCAGGATCGTGTGATTGAACCAGAAATGGTCAACATCTATGGTCAACAATGGGGTATTCTCATGCCAGGTTATTTCCATGCAGGATCTGGATGGTGGAGAGCAAGACCTCTACAGGTCGCAGACAGTGGATCTATTCTGATTGGTGATTGGAAAGAAATGGTTCTCTATTACGATGATGATGAACTTGCTTCTCTCAAAGCATCAGACATTATTATGATGTCGGACAAACAACTTGAAGATGTGGCAGAGGCCCAAAAGCAAGCCATATATACTACTCACCCGCTCGATAAGAGTGTTACACAAGAGGAACTAGGGAGAGTACTATGAAATGCTTAATAGTCGGTGCTGGTTTTGCCGGTGCTACAATTGCAAGAATGCTTGCAGATGCAGGTCATAAGGCTGTTGTCATAGATAAAAGAGATCATATTGCTGGCAACGCATATGACTACACAAATGAATATGGTATTCGTATACACAAATATGGTCCACATTTATTTCATACAAACAACAAAAAGGTATTTGACTTTATGAGTCGATTTACTGAATGGGTAGATTACAAACATAAAGTAAAAGCACAGCTAAGTGATGGTAGATATGTCACATTGCCTGTCAATAAGGAAACGAAAGAGATTGTCGGCGAAGAGAATGTTATAGATATATTTTTCAGACCATACACATATAAAATGTGGGGTAAGACAATCGAAGAACTTGATCCTAGTATTCTAAAGAGAGTACCAGTTCGAGATGACGATAACGAATATTATTTTCCGAATGACGAGTATCAAGCCTTACCGAAAGACGGATATACTAATCTAGTAAAGAATATGCTTGATCATAAGAACATTGAAGTTGTTCTTAACACTCCATGGGAAAAAAGACATAGAGTTTACGATACATATTCTCATTGCTTTAACAGTATGCCTATTGATGAATACTTTGATTTTAGATTTGGAGAATTACCGTATCGTTCTATTAAGTTTCATGATGTAACTTTACCTATGAGTAAGGCATTGCCGACAGGTACTGTTAACTTTACTCATGACGGACCATACACCCGAGTAACAGAATGGAAAAACTTACCAGCACATGGAGACACCGATAAATATACCACTCTTACTTATGAAGAGCCATGCGATTATCAAGACAATAACATGGAAAGATATTATCCTGTCAAAGACATCGATGGTGAAAATAGAAAGACATATGAAAAGTATAGAGACATCGTAGAAGAAAACATGACATTTATCGGTCGCTGTGGTCAATACGTATATGTAGATATGCATCAGGCGATTAACTCTTCAATGGCTACAGCTGAAAAATTTTTAAAGGAAAACTCATGAACATTGCAATTACAGGATCAAGTGGATTTATTGGTCACCATTTGAAACATTACCTTGAGCTCGATGGCCATCACATTATCCCATGGGACAGACGTGTTGATAGAGATATTTCTGACTTTGAACTTGAAGACGCTGAGTTTGTAATTCATCTTGCAGCAGATGCAGATGTACGAAGATCAATTGAAGAACCTGATCTCTATTGGGATAATAATGTAACACCCACAACTCGTATTCAAAGACTATGTTATGAGGCAGGTGTTCCACTTCTCTATGCATCTTCTTCTTGTATTCATCAGTGGCATAAGTCACCGTATGGTATCAGTAAAAAAGTAAATGAAGAGACGGCATTTCCCGGTCAAGTGGGATTACGATTTACTACAGTATACGGTGATGGTGCACGTGATTCTATGTTTATCGGTAAACTTATGCGAGGTGAATTAAAGTATGCAACAAATCATGTGCGTGACTTTATTCATGTTGATGATGTTGTACACGCAATCGATCTCATCATGCTTCGTATTCTAGAGCCACATCTCTTCGAAGGTATTCGACTTCGTGCTGCATACGATATCGGTTGTGGTATTGGTAACACAGTATCTGAAGTTGCAAGAATTCGTTATCCACATATTGATCATAAACCTGGTGATGCATGTGAAGCACAAGATAATACTGCAGACATTACACACATTCAGGAACTTGGTTTTAAACCAACAATTAACGTATTAAACTATGTACAACCTAACTAAAATGTGTTATAATATACACATATTAAGGAGAAATGTATGAGTATTATGGATAAACTTCAGAAGAATAGTAAGATCAAAGAATCTTCTATTCTCGCTGATTCTAAATTTTTTACAGAAAAAGATATGGTTGCCACAGATGTTCCTATGATCAATGTGGCTTTGTCTGGTTCTGTAGATGGTGGTCTGGCACCAGGTCTTACAGTACTTGCCGGTCCATCAAAACATTTTAAAACATCGTTCGGTCTGATTATGGCAGCGGCTTATCTGAAAAAGCATAAAGACGCTGTACTCTTGTTCTATGATTCAGAGTTTGGTTCACCTCAAGCTTATTTCGAACAATATGACATTGATACATCGCGTGTTCTTCATACACCAATTACAAATGTAGAAGAACTCAAATTTGATTTGATTGGTCAATTAGAAAATATCGAACGTAAAGACAAAGTCGTAATCATGATTGATTCTGTTGGTAACCTTGCTTCTAAAAAAGAACTTGAAGATGCTATCAACGAAAAGTCTGTTGCAGATATGTCACGAGCAAAAGCACTCAAAGGTTTGTTCCGTATGACAACACCTTATTTGAATATGCGTGATATTCCACTGATTGCAGTTAACCATACATATATGGAAATCGGTCTATTCCCGAAAGCTGTAGTATCTGGTGGTACTGGTATCTATTATTCGGCAGACAATATCTGGATTCTTGGTCGTCAACAAGACAAACAAGGTACTGAGATCAAAGGTTACCACTTTGTAATCAATGTGGAGAAATCTAGATATGTCAAAGAGAAGTCTAAAATACCTATTAGCGTGTCTTGGGATGGCGGCGTTCAGTCTTACAGCGGCTTACTCGACGTCGCTCTTGCAGGCAATTACGTTGCTAAGCCTAGTAACGGTTGGTACTGTCGTGTTGATCGAACTACTGGAGAACTCGTCGATCCGAAGTGTAGAGAAAAAGACACATTGGAATCCGGATTTTGGGAACCAATCTTCGCTGAAACCGATTTCAAAGATTACATTCAATCGAAATTTGCCATTGGAGGAACGAGAGATAATGAGCTTGTACTCGCCGATTCCGCATAAGGAAAATGAAACATATGCTCTTGTACCTGGAGGAGACGGTGACCAGCATTGGTTAGTTCGTTTTCTCGAGGGCCCATTTGCTGAAACTGTAATTCAATTTGGATCCATTACTGTCAATGAAGAGGATGAAAATACTATGTCCTTTAATTTCTTTGTTGAATCATCACCAGATTCTGAATTGACATCCGAAAATGTTGATCTACAGTTATGGGCTGGAGATGTACTACAAGAGATTATTAGAGAAGCTATCGAATCTGGTAGTGCCGTATTAAAGGAAAGAGAATGAAAATCTTAATATGCGGTTTACCAGGTAGTGGTAAGACTACACTTGCAAAACCATTAGCAAACTTACTTGGTGCCGTGCATATTAATGCAGACGAAGTAAGAACTAAATACAATGATTGGGATTTTACACCAGAAGGTC